TGTCAAATTCAATTGTGTTTCTGTTGTATGAGTACACGCCAGGACGTATAAAGTCTGGCACAGACTCATAAGCATATCTGAATCTGTTCATTATATCTTGAGCACCTGCATACTTGTGAGCCGCAATTAAAATTTGCGAATCAGGATTGAACATAGCATACCATAACAGATATGCTGATGCACAGGTAGTTTTTCCTGTTTGTCTTGGTAGCATACTGATACTGAATCTATTTTCATTATAGTTTTTTAACAGTTTTTTCTGATATGGATATGGTTTAAATTTTATCGAGCCTTTCGTAGGATGTTGAATAGATAAAAAGTTTTCTGCAAAATATAAGGGGCCTTTTTTAGGATCAGCACACTTCTTTAAATGTTTAATCTCTTCGTCTGTATATTTGTGTTTTTTGTGGGCCTTTTTAACTAAATTGCCTTGTAAACTAACACTCATAACAATATTTAACTAGATAGAAATGGTTGGTTTATATTCTCCAGCATTAAGAGGATATAAGTTTCCATCTTTGCCTAGGTACCATTCCATACAATGTATTTTCATGTCTGTAACTGTGTATTCTTTCAACTCATTAAGTTCATTTGCTTCTGAATCCCAGTATTCCGAAAACGATTCTTCAAAAAGATCTGAACTGTTTAATTGCTTTTTACACTCAAGTTGACTGCCGTAATATGCGTTTTTATAATAGGTTGAATAGACTTCAGGCACTTCACTAAAACTTAGTGTTGCCGATACTAACCAAAAACTGATCATTGCTGTTTCTATCATATACATTATTTAAGTTGGGGTTTAATTAAATTGTAATGTTACTTAACTTCTGCGTACAAATTACGCAGGTCTTGTTTCATTTGTTCTAACATTTCACCATCATCCATCAAAGGATTATCGCCTGTGTTGTTAGTTCTTGCTAGATCGCCATGCTTTGCTCTTTTAAGCATATGGTCCTCTGGGTCAGGAAAATTTGGATCTGGTTCATTCTCGTAATCTGACTCTTCTGTTTCTTCTTCGTGTGGTGCTTGGTCCATTTGTCCTTGTTGTGGATTTAAACCAGCATTTCTTAAAATAGACATAAGTTGCATCATTTCTTCTGGATTGTCTCCAATAATCTGTACTGCTTCTTTGACTATCTCTTTTGGTGCTTCAGCATTAACTTTAGAGTCCCAAGTTTTTTGATCAACTACTTGTGGCTCAGACAACATATTGACTGCTTTCATGCTGTTACGCATTTGCTCTATTTGTTCATTATGTTCTTTACTGTAATTGCTCATTGCCTGCATCCATTATAGGTGACTTTGTATTTACCTCTGTTTTGAACTCACCTGAGTCTCTTTCGCCTGAATCTTTTTCAAATGACACAGGATGATTTTCTCTGCTTTTTGATATTTCATCCATCAAAGACTTTAACATACTTTGATTGTATTTGTCGCCTGTTAATTTTTCTTGTGGTACAGCAGGCTTTTCATATTCTGGCGTTGTTAAAATTGGTTCGTATTCTGCTTTCACGTTTGTTGGTGCAAGATACGTTTCTGTAGGATCATTTGGATTCTTTACTCTCAACATTTCTGGATTCATGTTAAAATATTCACACATATAATTCATCAGTACATCTGCTGTCACAGGATAATTTAATGATATATCAAAAATGTGTACTTCTTTGTTTTGTAATTTAGGGAAATCTAGTGGATGTTCTTGTACCACTGTTTTCTTTACAGCACTAATTTTTGTTGCTTCATATTTTGCTAGTGCCATTTTAACTTTTTTCTTAAAGCCTTCAGGTAATTCACCAGCAATTTTAACTTTGAATTCGAATACTCTTTTTGATTCTGTTAGGTATTCTGAAAATAATTTAGTCATATGTTATTCCTATCAAGTATTTATTATTTCTTTATCAGATTCTTTAATAATTCATTGCGGTCTACAATGGTTCCTGTTGATTCTATAGCATCTAAATCACCATTATCGCGGTCTAATTTTGTCTTTTTTAACTGTAATTCTACCATTTTTAACTTCTTATCAACCTTGGCCGCTTTGGCATCTAGAGCAGTTTTAAGGTTAGTGCCTGCCACTTCAAATATTCTACCGGCATATCTTGCTTCAATATTCATACCTAGATCCATCAAATCAGCGTAAGTTTTCATTGCTTCTGCGGCAATGTTATCCATTTCTTTGTCCATTGCGTCTAAACCAATTACTTCTGGTAAGGCGGCATCGATCTTGTCTAAGACTGCATATTGTTTACCACCTTTTGCTAATTCTTTTTGTTGCTGTACTTGATCAAGATTCTCCATTTCAAGTTGCCCTTTTTCTACTTCACTGTCATCTGTTACATATTCTTCTTCAACATCAGCCTCTTGCATTGCCTTTTTAATTTCAGGTAAATCAAGTAGTTCTTCTAATTTTTTTGTCATGTAATAATATTTACTTGCGTTTTACTGTGTTAGAAAATATTTCATGTTCAGTCACAACACGAAACTTAATACCTTTGCCTTTGCTCCATCTATAAGCGGCCTCCCATTTTGCTTGGTTTACTGCTGATGCTTTTTGTGTGTGGATACTTTTGCCTTCCATGGAAAATCCTGTTTGATTGCTTGGTTTTATTTCTATCAACTCTGCTCTGTTCTTGCCTCGCTTGTCTGTGTACACAATAAAAAAGTCAGGCCAATACACAGTATTTTTTCCTGTAAGGGGATTTACATATGGTATTTTAATACTTTCAGATGCCCATTTTGATATGCTGGGATGGTTGTCACAGAATCTCATAAAGGCCGCTTCCCAACTTGACCTATATGTTGGTTTTTTGAGGCCAACATATTTGTCAGGATTTTTCACCTCGTATTTTCCTCTTGACCATGCCATGTTAATCTATGATGTTGCGTTTAGCAAAGTTGTCGGCTTTACGGTCTTGTTTAAATCCAATAAAAGATGTGTTTGCTCTGTTTGTATTCATTATTTCTGCAACAAGTTCTGTGAGTAAAGTTGGACTAGTATTTCTTAAAGCATCTAATACCTGTTGTGGATTGACGCCATCATTTTGTGCTTGTTTAAGAATACTAAATGTAATTGAGTCAGAAGCAGATTCTGTAAAACCGTTGCCTTTAAAAAATCCTTTAACTGAGTCATGATCTCCAACAGCAAACTCGTATGGCTTTGTATAGAAGCCATCAAAATATTGTACTGTGGCATCACTAGCACTTTTTTCTTTTACATTAGGTAAATTACTCAAAACATTTTGACTATTATTCGCTGTTCTTACTACTCTGTTCGGTGCTGGTGAATTTGCACTCTGTGGAGCCGCTGATGGAGTAACAGCAGAAGTTGTTGGTGCGTTGCCTGTTGTTGAACTTGGTCTATCGCTGTAAACTGCCATTAGTATGAACTCCCTGTGTTAGTAACTGTGGCACTAACATTCGTGGTTGTTGCTGTGCCTACAGTTGTATTTGATGTTGCTGTACTTAATTGTTTTAAAGTTTCTTTGTCGATAGTTTGGAAAGTTTTTACAGAATCTTTATCCAATCTAAGTTTGACAACACCGCTGTTTACTAAATTAGGAACCAGAGCCAAAGCCTGTGATGTGTAAACAGATTTTTCATCAGTGGTTAATCTATTCCATGCTGTTTTATTTGCATCTAAAGTTTTACTTGTTTCTGCTAGATATACTGTGTCTCTAGCAAGTCTATCAAGTGCTTCAGAATTTGAATTGTAGTATCTTGTTGCTTCGTCAGGTGTAAGCACAATAAAGCCATCGCCATCAACTGCATAGAGATTAGGTCTAGGTTGGAATGTTTGTCCGCTTACTACTGCATCTCTTGATATCGCATCAACTTTTTGTTTCCTTGTGCCTTTTGGAAAATTCATACCTGGTGCTGAACCTGATCCCATCATTGTAAATGCAGTATCTCTCAATATGTCTTTGCCTATACCGATTAATTCTTCTTTGTAACCTTTTTTGTAACTGTCGCGTTTTTTATATAAATTTATAGCCCCAAGGATCCCTCCAAATATATTTCCTGATGAAAAACTTTTGAATACACTTACACCACCCTGAATTAAACCACCTGGGCCAAATATTGATTCTGTGCCCCCACCTATTATGCTCAACGGAGAAGGTGATCGATCATAGTGTAATGATGTAAGTCCTTCTGGTTTGTCAGATGTCCTACTGACCCTACCTTGATTAATAAGCACACCGTTATACGCTACTGTCATTGATTGTTCTGCTACACTACCTGTGGCAGATTGGTCCAAATCAGCATGACTAAAGTTTGTAATTTTAGGTTCCATTAAAGACCATTCAATATAATTGCCTTTGTACAGTTGATAAATTTTTATAGTCTTAATTAAGTTGCCACCAACTTCTGTGTCCATTCCCCATCTGTGACTTTCTCCTGTGCGTGAAAATCTACTTGGTCTGTCAAATGCCGCTTCAGGATATCTGCCGTCAGCAACATAATATTGATAATACATTGACCAAAATGCTGTAACAACATCTTTCATATCATCATGGAATGTCATGTTGATTGGTTGATATGTGATCCTTGTGTTGAAATATGTTTTCTTGTTGTACATATTTCTTTCTTCAACACCAAAATCATACTTAGGCAGTTGCACATTTTTTACTAACATACCTAGTTCAATTTGAGATGTGTTTAAAAAATTTGTTGCTTTGTGTCTTGGATTAAGTTCAAATACCACATGGTACATGAACGTAGATTTTGGCGCCAATGCAAAATTGTCGTCAATATAAAGTCGAGCCGCGTGTTGATAATCTTTGAAACTAGTGTTAGGTAAAAGTTGTGATAGAAAATTGTTAAGAAAAGACCCCATAGGTCACCTCCTTAACCTGTTGCCGCTGTACCGATTGCTCTACTTACTTGTGTTCCTATGCCAGTACCTCGCGGTGTTTGTATTGCGTTGTCATATTTGACAGTCAATGTTATTAGAACCGGATCACTAGTAGCATAAGCCAAAGTGTTGTAATTAATGTTTTGAACGTAACATCCATACAACTCAAATGTTTCTAGAACGTTTGCTGTGTTGGCACCATTACCACCATCTAGTATTTCAATTCTAGATTGGAATTTGTAATCAATACCAGACGCCGCACTTGATTGTTCAAAGAAATCATATTGTTTCTGAATTTGCTCACCGCAAAGTTTAGACACAGAGTTGTTTACATCGTCACGTAAATTAATTGTAATAGGTTCCCAAGTGTGTTTACCAGCCATATACACTCTTGAGTTGTAAACATCTAGTGTAATGTCATCAAATGAAACTGAAGGTCTAGTAACATCTTGAACTTGTTTTGTTATTTCTGAACGTGGTGTTGATACTCCAAAATTTTCAAGTACCAATCTAAAGCGATACTGAAGTTTTGGCATTAACAGGCCTTGATTCGATGCAGATTGATCTGACGCTAAAGGTACTGTAAATTTTGATAGTGTACTAATTGCCATTGTTGTCTCCTATTACTGTTTTATTTACCACGATCGAAGATTTTTTTAATCCGTACCCTTTAAAGGGCAAAGTAGTCAATAAAAAAAGTGCCTAAGATTTTGTATGTCCTAGGCACTTTAAAGTACTATAATTGTGCTATTTCGCCTGTGTTTTTGAGTCTTACTGGAATAAAGATAAACTCAACTGCTTTAACAGGTTCAATTGCTACGTCTACATATAATTCGTTACGATCTATTCTAGCCGCTGTGTTATTTGTTTCGTCACAAACAACAGCAAAGTCATATAAACCTCTTTGTGCCACTAGTTCTAACATGAACGACTCAACTGATTGTTTAAGTTCGTTTCTTGTTAATTGATCATTTGGTTCAAATATAAACGGTTTTGCAATTTTGTCTAATTGGTTTCTAACAAAGTTTACAAGTCTTGCTACGTTAATTCTGTCTAAGGCAGAACTTGCTTCTTGTCTTGTTTTTTGTCCAAATACTGAAAGTCCAACACCATTAATAAATGTTACTGGGTTGATTCTTGCAGTTGCACACGCATCTTTTAATGTGTTTGATGTGCCAATAGTTTCAAATTCACCAGTTATTGCGTTAATTGTACCAACGCCTGATGCATTATCAACTATACCACGTCTTGTACCTGCTGGTGCAAACCATGGAAATGCTACATCATCATTTAATGCTATAACCCTTAGTGCCATGTGTGACGGTGGAACAACCACGTTGTTTCCTGCTAAGTCACTTGTAAATCCTGATGGATAATAAACACCTGTGAATGAATTGTTAGAAGTCAATCCATCTTCACCGTTTGTAGCGGCAGAGTTTGAATTTAATCCATAAGCATTAATGGCAGTAGTAGTTGGTGCTAATCTGAATGGAGTATCACCTACAACAAATGCAGTAAATCCTCTATCTGAGTTTAATGTTTCCATCTCGTCAATAGTTTCTGGATATCCTGGACAAGCAATTACATTGAATTCTCTTTGTTCTTCACGTATTGCTGTGTTGGAAGTAATTGAACTTTGTAGTGATTTTACAACAACCTGTCTTTGTGCTTTTCTTCCCATATATGGTGAACCGTCTTCTTTGTTTCCTGACTGTGTTACCCAAGCATCTTTCTCTGTAGGTAGAGTTGGATAATCAGTTGTTGAAGCAAAGTTGGCTCTTGAGAACTTGCTCTTGACAAATTTCTTAACATTGTAACCTGAACGTCTAGTGTTAAACAACAACATACCTTTTGGATATATTGTAGGATCTGGAGCGTCTAGGTCTAAGTAGTTGTCTGTTAGTAGATCTTTAATAGTAGAGTTGATATCTTCAATTACATCTAAACTTGCACCAGTATGGTATCTTGCATCTGCAAATAACACACCATCACTTGATGTTTGATCAGTTGTATCAATCAATACAAATTTCTTACCTTCAACTTGTGAATCATCAAATCTATAAATTTTTGGATAATTTTCTAAGTCGGAAGTGTCAATCCATAAATCACC